GTTCCTCACTTCAAAAGGACGGCTGGCATGACGCCAGCACAACTACGCCAGAAAATGCCGGCGGCAGGGTGCGACGTGCAGAAACTCGTCTGATTTTCCTCGACAAGCGGCTCGCCCGTGACACCGTGGGCGCGTCATCTTGGTTGGTGGCACGCCCGCCCCTTACGCCGAGACCTCACTTGCGGGTGAGCAGCGATGGGGGCGGGCACCAAATCGCAGAATGGCGCAGTCTGGTAGCGCGCTGGGCTCATAACCCGGAGGTCGTCGGTTCAAATCCGACTTCTGCAACGGCTTTTCATGTTGGCAGTATGGTATTCGGGAACCCCGCCCGCCTCGTGCGCGGCGGGGTTTTTTCGTCCTCCCGCCCGGCCGCGCCGACAAAACCGCGCAAGACCGCCGGAGACGCTCGCCGGATAGTCCCGCAATGCGAGGAACCGACGCGAGCACCGGCAAACCGTTGGAGGGCATTGCTCACCTGCGGCAGTCGATCCGCGACATTCTCACGACGCCGATCGGCTCGCGCGTCATGCGCCGGACCTACGGCAGCCGCCTGTTCGACCTGGTCGACAACCCGCTCAACGCGCAGACGCTGGTGGAGATTTTCGCCGCCACGGCCGAGGCGCTGCTCCGGTGGGAACCTCGGCTGATCGTCCAGCGCGTGCAGGCTCGCACCGTGTCCGCCGGCAAGATCGAGGTCGACCTTGAGGCCGTTTACGTGCCGACCGGCGAGCCCGTGTTCCTCGATGGAATCGTCGTCTCATGAGCATTTACACCCCCATCGACCTG